GTTTCTTCATAATAGTGCTTTACTGCTTCTTCGATATATTGGAAACGGTAATCTTCATACAATCGATCATAATCGTCACTTCCGTACCCACAGCCACAGCAATAAGCGGCACAAGTAAGTAAATAAGAAAGTTTATCTTTTTGATTCGGGAAATATTCTAGATCTGTACCCCAGTATCTTAATCTTACATGTATATAACCATCTTTATGTGGTTTGAGTTTACACTTCCTCAAACCTTTTTTACTAACTACCATCGAATGAACAGAGGAGGAGTTGGTTTCCCAAACTCCTTCTCTAATTGTCGTCTTACTCATTCTCGACTCCTCTTAATTGCTTCAGCAATTGTATTAATCTCGTTTTCTTTTTTACGAGCAAGCATTTTTTCACGACGCTTCTTATTCTTAGCTCTGCGACGCTCAATGATTTCCTGACGCTCCTGCTCAGCCCTCAATGCCTCCATCTGCTGCTTCTGACCTCGATTATATCTTTTAATTGCTGACCGAATTTCTTTCAGGAAAAATTTATTATATAGAATAATTTCTCGTGCAGCCCGCTCAACAAATTCGTGCGTATAATACTGCCCATAAATACTTTTGGCAATTGCCAAAGCACAGCCAAACTCCATATTAAATTCATCTGGCTCTCGAACAACCGTTTTATATGTCCCAGGCGTAACTAAAGGAGAATACTCCGGGGCCAACGTTACTTCCATTACTTTATTGGGAACCAAAACATTGATGTTGGTAATCAACACTAATGAAAACGTCAAAACTATTTCTTCGCTCCCTTTTTTCATCTCTTCAACCAAATTATAAACTGGTGTTGCATCTGACGTAACGGATACTGTCTTCGCTGAGACTGGAGGCTCTGTATTTATCATTATATTAGAATCAGATGTCGTTATATCGTTACTTCCAAATATGGCGTTTGAAACGTCTACAAGTTTTACCCATGTATCATCATTATTTGAAACATAAAACAAACTGCCCGTCGTTAAATTCTCTCCCATATCATTTCTCCTCACAAAATTCTTTAAACCACTGTAACATCTTATCTTCTTCGGCATAAAAACCGTCTACTTTGTATGTCTCCATCAACCAACCCAAAAAATTGTGAACCATCTGGCCCCAACGCCAATCAGGGAAATGCTTTTTATGTAACTTAGTCATTTCTCCATAAAAGTTATCTAACCTATTTGGATCTCTCATTTTTAATCCTCCTGCATATCTAATTCATAGCTAAATAATTCGTAATCATCATAAATATTAGGCGTAAACATTCCCACCCAAAAGTTATGTGACCAATACTGCCCGTTAGTCACTTTTGTATTATACTCACGAATATCATGCGTAATTGCAATAGGATCGTCATCATCTAAATCACTATTGATTTCATGGATGATGGCATCCCTCATTTCATCTAGCTCAATAATTTGATCTTGACGCGTTGCAAAGGACATAATTATCCATATACTCATAAAAAATACAACAATCAACGAACAAATCCCTATGACACAAGCTGTATCGCCCGCACCAGTAAATTCCCATTTATGTGCTAGATATAATCCTACAATTCCAGCTAACACGCATATAATAAACAGTAACATTATGTCCATCCTTTCAAAAACTCAATGCAGTCTTGAATATCCGCTAATAATTTATCAATATCTTCATAAGTAACATTATCTGATAAACTAATTCTCAGTGTCCTTGAAGCCTCTTCGTCTGTTAGTCCAATAGCTTTTAATACATGACTCGGTTCTGGATTATGAGCCATACAGGCCGAACCTGCAGAAACAAACTGACCTCTGTCATGGAGCATACCAAGAAGCATATTCCCATCAACTTCTGCGTCAATAGTCATGCTAAGAATATTATATAGTTGATGACCTGCTGGTGCCTTATTCATAGTCGCAAATTTTAAAGCTTTTCCGACCATATACTCATATTTTTCTTTTAACCGTTCTTGAACGGTATAGTCGATCAGATCTACTGCTTTGGCCATCCCAATAATATATGGCACGTTCTCAGTGCCTCCCCTCATTCCCAACTCTTGAGAACCTAAAATCATAGGAGAAAAAGGAATGCCGCGTCGGACATACAAGAATCCAATACCTTTTGGTGCTCCAATCTTATGCCCAGACGCAGATAACATATCAATACCCATTTTTTTTACATCAACCGGAATCTTCCCGAATGCCTGTACCGCATCTGTATGGAAAAAACCGTTATTAATATGCACAATACTGGCAATGGTTTCGTAATTTTGTATCGCACCAATTTCGTTATTAGCCATCTGTACTGATGCTAAGATGCCCACACCTAACGGTTGCTGAACGGATTGATGTAACAAATCCAAATCAAGTAAACCGCAGTCATCCACTGGAACCTTAGTTAAATATTTCTGATTCTTATATTGCTCAATTGAATGATGTTCAATTGTAGATGTAATAACAATATTTCGTGATCCAAAACTTTGTAATACCCAACTATTTGCTTCGGACCCTGAAGAAGTAAAATATATCTCATCAGGATCAGCATTGATTTCTTGAGCAATTCGTGCCCTAGCTGCTTCAACATCACGTCTGACCTGCATTGCCGGTTCGTAAGCTGCAGAGGGGTTGTACCAATTTTCTTTCAAATAAGGCATCATTGCTTCTACGACCTCTGGCTTTACAGGTGTTGTCGCTGCATAATCCCAATACATTTATACAGTCTCCTCTTCTTCTCTGATACGCTTTTTGGATTTACGAATGTCACCTTCTTTAGTTTGTTTCTTCAAACGGTCATGCTCTGCTTTCAAAAAGTAATCGAGTTTGGCCATAGTAGATGTCCACTTCGCATAATCAGTATCTCTGCCTGGATATTTCTTAGACATGTTTTTACTCCTTTAAAAAATTAGTTTTCTTTTAGTTTCTTCTTTATTCTCTAGTGCATTCCATTCTTTCTTTTTCTCAAAGGTTTTATTCTCTGGGGTCCATAAAGAATAATATTCACAAACACCTTTATATTCTTTCGCATCTGGATTAGTTTCCGATGCAAAGCACCAATGACACAGTGGAGTCGGTTTCGGATCCCATCTATTAGACACCTCTTTATCGGCAATACTTGTAAACACTTGCGTCAGCTTTTTGGCCAGCCGCTTCTCCCACCCTTTAGTCAATGCTTTCTGGTAATCGTTCAAAAGAATAAAACGGTAAATGTTATCAACCGCTAACTGGTTAATTTGTTCGTTGGCAAGTAATGCTAAATTGTAAATACCAAACTGTAAAGAAGTTGGAAGCTTCTCTTTTGAGAATACTTTCTTACTGGTTTTATAATCAATAACACGAAACTCCCCATCAGTAGATATATCAACCCGATCAATAAAACCGTTCAATATTACTTTATTATCCCAAACAAACTCAAAAGGCATTTCAAAGGCATACGGCTTCCAGTTTTCATCATCCTGCATTTCACTATGAAGAACTTCCTTAAACAACATTAATTTTTCTTCATACGTCCTGCCCTCAGTATCAGGATTAAACCATATCTCCCAATATTTAGATCTTAATGTGTTCACACCTGGAATTTGATCACGGGTCTTTTCTGATGTCTCTATTATACCATCATTGATTAATTTGTCAAGTAACTCATAATCAATATTGCCATCTTGGAGCATATGACCTTTTCGTTCTAATACCGCATGTAAAAGTGATCCCAACTCCAGAGCAATGCTGGTATCGCTGCCATACATCTTTTGATTATATTTAAAATCATATGCCATTGGACAATTCAAAAATTGTTCAATCTTACTATAAGAAAATCTTGGCAGTATTTTTCGGTCCTCAGCCGTAACTGCCCGGATGTACGGTCTTAATAGTTCCTCATTCATATAACTTACTTCCTTTTCAACTCATTCATATCTTCCATCGTAATTGGAATTTTTTCATCCAACAATTCCAATAGAACCTCTTTACCATGATCTGTCGGGCTATCCTTGAAATTCAATCGATCTTTTCGATCTGCTACTATACAAACCTTAACATACGGTACTAATGGAGCAACCTTTTTCAATTGTTTTTGCCACCATACTTCCGCTTCAAAGCTATCACTAGAGTGATAATCACGATCTGGTGCATACAACACTTCGCTGACCTGAAGTTGTTCTAGAATAATCTTAACCTGAGTCTGCGTAATAGACGATCCACAAGCCGCAACGGTAAAACTATCTTCACCAAAATAACTATAACTTTGAAGAACGCTTTTTTCCGCCTCTACCAGCATCAACTTCTTTTTTCGCATAATTGCGTCCTTACAAACATGAATGCCGTATAAATTACTACCCAGCTGATGAGATAGAAAACGTCCCTCGATCTGTAAAGGTACATATTTCCCCAACGTCTCCACATCATACTGATCTAAATACCGGCCCCGGATCCCAATCAATCGTTCATTAATATCATAATGTGGTATAATAATTTGATTGGTTAAACCATAATATCCTATCCCAAAACGTCCCAGAGCTTCCGTAGTGATATGATCTCTCAGCCAATCTTCGTGTGGTAAATAGCAAAAGATCTCAAGTATATTCTCATTTATCTCTGATAAGTTTGGAATAGCCCTCTTCTTTTTTTGAGCATTTTTTAGCCGCTCGATCCATGAGAAGTCTTCAATATGTCGTTCTTCAAGAGGCTTGTCACTTGACGCAGCGTCTATTTTCCCAGTAACTTGAGCGATCCATCTTAATGCTTTATACCAAGTATAAGTTTTTCCCTGTTGACGAAATGCTCTAATAACTAATTCTACAATGTCGTATGCGTCTCCACAGGTATAACATTTAAATAGCCCATGTCGCCGCCCAACATATTCTTCTCCAGGCTTGTGATAATATATCAGTTTATATGGCGAATCTCCACCATGGCATAAACAAGTACTAAAGCAAGGGTTACCCTGGTTATCTAGTTTATAAGACGGGCTACCCAATTTATCACAAATTGAGATCACGTCATCTACAGTAAGAGAATCCAATATATAATCCTTATTCAAATATTGCATGCTCTCACCTCTAAAATACCAACTTTGCTTTTTCTACAGGCTTTTCATCATTATTCCAAGGCAATTCTGTATTCTTATCCTCTGTATCACTAATTACCTGTTCATTTGTTTGCGGGTTTTGGTCATCTACTGTATTAATTCCAATACTATTAGCTTTTACGGCTGCTTCAACCGTTTCCGAACGTGTTACATCAATCGGAATTGATTGAGAAAAGTCAAAATCAGTAACAAGAACATCTCTGATCTGCATAGTTCCTAAATCAATATTACTTAAAATAATGATGCGAGATAACTTCCCCTGACGGATTTTATAACACCACTGTAACAAATTGATTTCAGGACAACCTATTATAGTTTTAGTCAGTTGCTCGATCTTTTTCTGTTCAGCTTTATTTGGTCGAGTAAGAATTAAACCGACATCGATTTTATTCGCAACCGCTTTACTGCCTTGCAGTAATGTATGATCTTTATATCTGGCTTCTACCACTTCTGCTGACAGCTGCGTACCAGAAATAATTGCGATGTTCAATCTTTCTGCCAATGCCTTCATACGAGCAGAAAAGATTAATAAAATCTGCCACTCCTGCATCCTCATACTGGATTTTGAATTGATTTCATTAGACAATCGCAACGAATTTTGCAGATAGTCAAAAATAAAAATATCAACTTGGTATGTTAACACATAACGTTTGGCAATATTTTCAATGTCGGTAATGCTAAAATCATCGCAATAAACTAAGTACAATGGGCTTTCAGAAATATATTGTGCTGCCTGTTTGACTCGTTCTAATTCACCTTTATCATATTCTCCCTCAAGAATATGGGTTTCATTAACTCCAGACACAGCAGATAATACAATTGTCTGAAATTCACGCAAACTTCCCTCAGTACCTATATATAAAGTCGGTGTATTGCTCCCTGAAAAAACAAATTCTTTCTTTTTATGATCCCACTTATATGGCACAGCAAAATTACAAGCATCCATCAGAAAATTACGGCTTTTACCGGTTCCTGTCGATGCTGAACGCAAATAAAATTTTCCTCGTCTAGCACCTCTACATAGTGCATTAAACATAGGACTGGTAAAATTATACCCAAAATCAGGTGTCTCCAAAAACTCATCAATCAGTGCTTGCATACCATCCCCAGCTTGGATACTCTCAGACAACAAATCTGAACAATAATCCATCTTAGGGGTGATCACCAACTCATTCTCAATAATGCTAACTATGTCTAATTCTGTATACTCTTCGAATTTCCGTTTCTCAATTTCTGCCTGTTTTTCTTCCGTAATAGACCAATCACAAATCAGCTTCTTAGTGTCTACACCTTTATTTTCATAGTATCGCAGCAAAGAGAATTTTCTCATTCTATGATAAAAATAATCATAATTATCAAGAGAAGACATCTCTCTGGCATTCACTAAATAATCTAACCCATGATTATCTTGAAAGATTTGATACTGTTTTTTATAAGCACTTAAATAACTATCTATAGCAAATTCATCTATTGTACTACATCCTTGTATATACAAATTGTAAATCGCTACAAATAGCAATTCGTAAAAATCTTCTGTTTTAAAATCAGACCTTGACAAAGGGTGGTCCATATCATCAATCAATGAGGAGTCTCGCATAAGGCATCCTATGACGTTGAGATATGCCCTTTTATCTACCAGTCCCTCATTTACTACCATTTGTTTTCCTCAACTCTCGTTCGCTGCAATTTACACTAATTTGTATACCTGAGTCTGTAATACCTAATATAGATACAGAATTATTATTCTGGATTTGAATCAGCGCTCTATCTACATCATTTTTCATTTTACATACTCTATTATGAATACATTCTGTACATATTGTATACATCAAATGACCTCAATTAAAACAATGGTTCATAATAATCATAATCGAAACGATCTTCACCATCGATGTAATCTTTAATTCCTACTTCCAAGGAGTTGTGCAAACTTTCAGCTATATCTTCAATTTCCTCTATTGTCTTTGGAGACAAATCTTCAATAAAGTCTGCTACATAGATTTCAAAATCAATTATTCTCATATATGGTATCATTATTTACTCCTATCTCTTCTATATCCAACTCTTTGAATCTTTTCTTAATAGGCTTAATATATACGTGTTTCGTTGGATATAAAGTTTGCAGATTAATATTTGTATTATTAACTTCAATAGCAGTTAATTCTTCATAAAACTGATTCGCCTCATTATAATAATAGGGAATTATACCAACCACATCTCCTGTTAAATCCTTTTCCAGGATTTCGTTCAGATATACTAACGTGTTGTACATTCCCTCAAAATTAAAATTATACCGTTCAATATATTTTTCAGATACAGCAAACTGCTTTGCCGTTAAATCTCCATCTTCAACTAAAGACTGTAAATAATTATAATATTTTTTCTTTTTAGCATATTCTTCCTCGCTCATTCCCTCTTTTAATTGCGCTTGCGGTTTATTCATTTTTTTCTTTTTGCTCTCAGCAGCAGTCTGCAACTGCTTTTTCTTACCATTTGAGAGTGTCCGCATCGCATCATTAAAACATTTTGAATGAGCATATCTATGCTTATATGGTACGCAAGACTCTGTGGGAAGTATAACCTCCCCACAGAGCACACATTTCTTAGGTCTAGACATTTTTATAACAACCCTTTAAGTTCATTAAGAATCACTTCAACAGCTTCCTGCTGCTTAGGAGTACACGTAGATACCAACGCGCCCTTACCTAGTACAGATTCAACAACTTCAGTCAGCTTTTCTTTCGACCCATATTTCTGGACAATTTTCATACCAACTTCTTGTACTTCGCTCATTAAATCATCAAAGTCCCGTTTTTCAGTTTCAAACATTGCATCTCGTTCTTCTTTAGAAACCGCTTTCACACCGTCGGCCTGTTCCTGCCGATCGATTGCTGTATAATAAGCCTGAATCAAATTTTCAGCGGTAAAATCTTCAATAACAGGATCAAAATATTCATTTCGAGTCCTGGCAAAGTATTCGTCCGTCCCCGCCAACATTAGTGAAGAATGAATCGGACGTCCTGTATCAGGATCTACACCGTTCCCTTTGACATATCCAATTACATCACTATGATTCAGAATAATGGGAAGCATACGCTTCCTATCTCCAACAGGGAAGAATCTTCCATCCTCGTCAGCTATGGCATGTAGAATAAAAATTACATAAAACCCGCTACCAATCAACTTTAGCATAGCAGATTCCCATTCTGCCTTTAAATCACCCCATAGACCGAAACCGCCATTTCCTTCCTTGATTTTATTTACACCCTCACTATTTGCTACATATTTTTCACAATAAGAATAAAGAACTTCTACTTCATCAAGGATGAAACCTTTATATTTTGAATGCAGTGCTTCATAATTCTTAGGATCCGATGCTGTTTTCACAAATTTTAAGAACTCTGACCAAGATTTAATAGACACGAATGGCACATTATTTAATCCACTCAGTCCAGATTTACCAAATGCCAGGTAAAAGGAATCTGGCATATCAACAGCCACAGGAGTTTTTCCAAGCCCACCAAGTCCATACCAACAAGCAATAAAGTTATCCAAAGAGCGAGTAACTCTAGATACGTTCGCATTCAACAAGTCATCCAATGAAAAGGCTACTGGTTTTTTCTTTGCTTCTTCAATTACTTCTTCTAGAGCGACCTCTTGATTTTCTTTTACTTTTGCCATAATCCCTTACCTCCAATTAAAATCCCAGATCGAGGCTTCTACCTCTGGAGGCACCACTTGGTTTCGTATTAGTTCTTCCACCAGCAGTTCTAGCTGCGGCCTGAGCCTTACGGCTTTCAATACGATCTTTTCTTGCCTGAATTGCTGCTTTAATAGTATCCGCATCATAAGGCGCTACGGGGCTGACACCCTCCTCATATGCTTCTGATGCACCAGTAATTCTCAGCTCATTCTTCGAACTAATATGCGTTTCAATCTTAGGCTTGCCAATCGCTACAGGGATCTCTCTCTTAATAACTACTCGATCATTAATCACTTCGCCAAAAAATCTCACCGTCTGACCTGGCTCAAATGTACTCTCAACCGCATCTGCGACGTCTACAGGCGCTACCAGTGTAAGCGGCTCAATACCGTTCTCATACTGTGGTACCCAACCCTTTACAAGAATTCTGCCAGTCTCTTCTCCATCCGTATTTACTTCTGGAGTCATACCAGAAATAAACATCTCTACATCGAATTCAGCATGCGGATTATATTCACCAGTCACCCGGTTAAAGAAATTACTCTTATATCCAACCATATCCTGGTTATTCTGATCAGAATGATAAAGATTAAGATCACCAGTAATCCTTACTTTATCAGCGGCTTCTTCACCTACAGCAGCAATGCTCTGATATTCGTTCATAACCGTTACAATACCAGGGTACGCTTTGTTGTCGGTTCCTGCTTTTGTTTTCTCATTCACTCTTACATTAAAACGCACGAAATTAGTATCGTCAGTTTTAACTGTCAGATAACCAGAAATCTGATTACATCCCAACTCTTTGTTCATCTCTTCAGTAAGACTTACTTCAGACACCAGTCCTTCAATATTTACTTTTGCTTCAGCCTGTCTCAAATTCGTTTCCATTTTTAATTATACCTCTTTTTAATTTATTAGTTATACCAACGAGTGTCTTTATTTATATCGAGGCCATGGTCCTCGTAATATTCTAAAATAATAATATTATTGCAAGTTGGGCATTTACATAATTTAGTAGAATAACCATACCCGTGCTCGTCCCAAAATGTTTGTTCTGGTTTTATAGCATGTTTTGTACGGCACTTTATGCAATAAATATTATGTTCTTCTTGCATTCTTCATTACAATCTCCTTTCTACAACTTATCATGACCTTATAATTGGACCAATTGGACTTGAACCAATACCTGGCGATCAACCTATGCTCCCGTTACACCATAGTCCTGATGGTTCTTTATACCTTCACATTTGTTCACGGTGATCAATCCGTCCCACCCTCAGCACTTTTGTAACAACTCCTCAATGCTATCCTCTAAAGAACCATGATGCCATATTCTGCAGTTATGACCTCAGTGCCGATGGTGGGATTTGAACCCACACGCCATTTCTGGCAACAGATTTTGAGTCTGCAGCGTCTGCCAGTTCCACCACATCGGCTTAACGACCCTAGTAGGACTTGAACCTACAACACCTTGGTTAACGGCCAAGTGCTCTGCCAATTGAGCTATAAGGTCTGGGCGACTTAAGGTCATCGCAACCGCACATCTCACTATTTTGGCCTGACTTCTACTCGTCTGAGGATTCCGTTTTGGCTGTACACACCGCATCGAACCTTATTCCCGTAACTTTGGTCGTCACTGGGTTACGTGATATTTTTGCTCTTAACCCTTTCATCGGAATGACAGGATTTGAACCTGCGATCTCCTGATCCCAAATCAGGCGCGATTCCAAGCTTCGCTACATCCCGAAAGTTCTGCCGTTATGTTTTATCAGGGACGGCTGAACAGTTCGCCCTGAATATTCAAATAAAACGAGTATTCAAACCTTACGGCCATTCGTCCAAAGATTTACCAAGCTTGCCAACTTCAATATCTGTATTGAAATATACACCCTGAGCGTCCTCGCCAGTCAGGATTTCTCTAGCAATATCTTCATAAAGAGTGCTAATAATTCCATGACAATCGTTCAAATTATCCGCGAACATCTGCACAACCACATTCTTAAAGACGGCATAAACAATATCGAACCATGCATATCCTTCATTTGCCGGAGACACAGCATATGCATATGCCGGATTCTTTTCAAACGCTACATCAAAAAGTTCTTTCTTGTTTTTGAAAGCACGATTGGAAGGTACTCCATCAATTTCAATCGTAAGCGTAACATTACCAAATTCTACTTCGGCTGGTAGAAGTCGCTGTAGAGCGGTTACCTTATCACCATTATTGCAAGCCAAAACAATAGAAGGTTTTGATCCATCCAAATAAACATTACATGCGATTTGAAGATCGCCGTCAAACAATGCTTCAACTTTATTGACATATACCACCCAAGGTGGGGACATCTTAAGTCTTACATCAGTCATAACTGTTGTTCTCCTTTGTGTTTAATATGAATACTCCAGGTGGGATTCGAACCCACATGACTTAAAGTCAACGGATTTTCTTACTACTCCATGTCACCATGGCCGCAATAATTTGCGTTGTAGTCTGGACTATGTCTTTACCATATCAATATTGACTTAGGTGGATGGTCTATAGTCTCTACACATTTATAAGCAAGTTTTTTGCTTAACTTAGCTCGGCGTTCTCTTGGCTGTTCGCCGAATTAGCCATCTCCACTTACATCGTTTCCCATGTAAGGCTCTTTCTTTATTGTTCGCCAAGTGAAAAGTCCGCAGCGTATTCCCGTTCCGCCACTGGAGCGCATATATATTATCTCAAACAAGCAGGAAGGCTAGGAATCGAACCCAGATCTATGGTTTTGGAGACCATTGTTCTACCATTAAACTACCAACCCATTTTATTCTTTCGCCCAAATCTCTCCATACTCGGATAAGAAATCAATGAATTTTTGTTTTTCAATTACACAAACCGCACCATCTTCCAATTGGTCCATAATTACTAACGAATTCTTCAGCAAAGGGTCTGCACGAAGAAAATTATTAGCTTCTTTTTCGTTACAAACAATCATGGCCACGCTATTTTCTGACATCTTCTTTTTATTCAACACTTTCATTCCTTAATCCTCCTTAACTACGCCATATGGGAATTGAACCCATGACACCATGATTAAAAGTCATGTGCTCTACCGACTGAGCTAATGGCGCGAACACCCTCGCCTTTCTCATTCTGTCCGAAAACAGCGAGCTTTCACGACTTATACCAACCTGTATAAGCCAGTCTTTGCAGACGTATCTGCCAGTGTCATACCGATCCGAAAATCGTAGCGGGCCACCATTGCGACTACGCGGTTTAAAGGATTCGAACCTTTGCACCATTTCTGGCCTGGCAGTTTAGCAAACTGCTCTCTTAACCACTTGAGTAAAACCGCAAATAGTCCCAGCGGGATTCGAACCCAGCGTCTCAGCCTTGAAAGGGCTGTGGCTTTACCAACTTGCCTATGGGACCATGCTCCCTTGCATAGCAGCCATGTGGGTTACCACAGGCCAACTATACTTACGCCCAAAACCATCACTCATGGATTTCAGAATAAATATCCATTAGTCATCTAATAAATATCCAATAAAAACTGTTACTCATTAATAAATAGGCATTACTTCCTACTCAATACAAGATACTTAATATTCACAATTATGTACGTAGCATGTACATAGAACAATAAGAATCCTAATCATGAGGATGTTTTTTCTTGGAGAGCATTTATATTTTGTTTTGTTACACTACCTAAAATGCCCAAAATGTGCAGTGAAGTATGGTTTGTGGTTTTCGCTATACAAGGGTATAGTATGATAAATATTATTAGTTTTAATAACTAAACTCGATATAAGTGGTTGCATTACTAATCTGAATCGCAGAATCAATCTTAGAAGTGAACTCATCAATCTCATCCTGCAGTTCATCAATCCTTTTCTTAATATCCAAAGGATCTACAATCTCATATCTCTGCTGTTTCAAAAACGTCTCGGTTGCAACCCGGATATCTTCAGGGCTTGCTTTTTCCTTATTGCCAAAAGTACTGGCAATAAATTTATCCAAACGCTCTCCCTCAACAATTTTGTTATTGGACTGTACAGTCTGTAAAGCCTGGGCATACTGGTTATTCATTGCATACAGCAACTCTCGCTTGCTCTCCATTCCATGCTGCATTGCATAGATACCCTCAGCTACAGACATTTCCTTATCACCTACGGTAATCCTCGTTGCCGCATTACTTAGGCTAAGAGCAGCTTTAATTGCTTCGGTCCGACGAATTAGATCCGTTACTTTCTGGAACGATGCTTTTGCGTTCTCATTAAAGTCCTTGATATCTGCGCCGTTAATTTTGGTATTACTCGCCTTATTGACTACACAAAAAACAGCATTATCAATTGCCTTCTCAATCTTATTATCCGCAACCTTGATTTCACACAACGCTTCATGTACTGTCATTCTAACTTTTTCCATCTTGTTTTCTCCATATTTAATTTATACTGTATCAATAGATACTATAGCAATTATGGCTGCCAACCATTCCCATTAGAGGAATCGAACCTCTGCTGTCCATAATTATGGGTCGTCTACCACTAACGTAAATGGGTTCCTTTGCAAGCTCTGCGATAATGTTGCAATCATTTCGCATAATGCCTTACAGGGATTTGAACCCTGGTCACTTCAAGATCAAAGTATTTTATCCGTTTTTTAAACTACAAGGCGTATTATTATTTAAATAACATAATATTACATACATGATTTGGAGTGAATGACTCATACAGACCCCATCCTTAATAAAAGTGAAAAACTGATGAAATCTTAAGGAGGCTAGGTTTGTTATGAAAAAAACAGCAGCTGAATATCAAAAGCTATTTGATAAATTAATTTCGACAGCAATAATAACTTCTGTATGAGTCATACTCCACTTCTCCGGGTAAGGATTTGCACCTTGCATGGATATACACCTGCCTATCCGGGCTTTCTATAATGCGTCTACCTATTCCGCCACCGGAGTAAAACGATTTTTAGACCTTGGACATCGGGGATGCGGGATTCGAACCCACGATTTCCTTGTTAGGGCCTCCGATTTATAAGATCTTGGCTCTCACCAACTGAGCTAATCCCCAAAACTGCATCTGGAGGGATTTGAACCCTCACAAGTTTCCTTACTGGAACCTAAATCCAGCGCGTCTGCCAATTCCGCCACAGATGCATATGCTGAGATATACCGCTCAGCTCGGTTGCGAAAGGAGGTTGCCTTAATGGCACAATATGTAGTCAATACAACGCCGATAGGAGGATTCGAACCCCCGCGCCACTTTCGTGACCTCGATGATTTCAAGTCATCCCTCTTCAACCTCTTGAGTATACCGGCGAATGTCATAAGCATTGAAGGAATGGAAAAATGTGGGAAACTCTTTCCTTTCTGTTATTTTGTATATACTGGAGGAACAGATTGCTTATGACTGAGCTGGGGTGGTTGGATTTGAACCAACGAATGTAGCATTCAAAGTGCTATGCCTTTGGCCAACCTTGGCGACACCCCATCACTGTTGACACGATTATCTTACCACAACCAGACAACCGTGTCAACCATGTCTTGCTAATTAATTTCTATATTACTGCTTATTCCATACTCTTTAGATGCGTCAATACAATTGCTCCACAAAAATAACTATCAGAATTTGTTACCGGCTCTTCTTCAACCTTCCAAACGGATCCGACAGTGAAACACAATTCATCCAGCTCATTCGAATCAACTGTCATAACCCCTTTTTCTGCATCAATATCAATTTGCGTATTGACTACACTATATGTCAGATCTATACTGCCGTTATGGTAATCAATAATAAATTCATCATACTGATTCTCTACGATATCCTTCAGTGTTGCTAAGTTACAGTATCCCATAAAAACTAGTCTCCCTTCGTTCTATCCTATATTATACACCTTTATTTTAATTTGTCAAGTGTCTCTCCGACATAAAAGGGCATCACAGATACCCTTTTATTTTATTATAAAATGCTCTTTGCGGGAATGATACCCCGTATTGGTTCATAACCCGTTGGAATAGTTCTTTATTAAAGATAGCGTCCGTTATACTTAATCCATATTCTTTACCCAATTGTTCGAACATATATTTCATTCCCATAAGTTCGATTTCTTTAGGCCGCAATGATCCATATCCTAACCAATCCATCGCTCTTTTACATATCAAAGAATATTGAGACATTCGTACAATTTCTGCCCTTTGATTATTTCTCCATTGCACTACCTTCCCATCTGGAACAAGCGGAAAAGTTTTTTGCGTTGCATTATAAGAAACTAATTCTCTTTCTGCAGCAGCTTCCTCAGCAAATTGTAATAACTCATCAGAAATGGCTACGTCTCGGCCAGGCAAATGCAAAATCTCTCCGTCAAACCAATCAAGCGTCATCTGCTTAAAAATACTGACTAAGTCTTTGGATCCAACCTCAAATAGATATAGAATTACGAATCGCTCTCTTGCGTTTGGCAATGTACGAAGTTGACGAATTAGATCTTCCCTTCCAATTGACAATATCTGAATGGCAGCCAAATTAATACAACCCTCAAAGTCTTCTTGGTTCAGCACCCTGTAGTGGTTCTGTCCATCAATAACAAACCCCTGGCCCAAGCACCAATCTGTGTATAATGACAATTGGCTGTTAAGATTCCTTAAATTATTTACAGAACGACTTCCTCTCAATTTATAATAAGAACAAATTTCAGTTTCTGTAAAATCACATGCGTCTTTACTTAACTTTTCTTCATAATCGCTTAGCTGTTTAAACAATCTTGGCAAAAAATTATTGGGCAATTCAGTAATGGCTTCTTTTGCTTCAATATACCGTTCTTTCCGCTCCGCATTATACATCATAACTGTCGTCACCCCTTTACGATTCTATCGAGATAAGCAATTACAGTTTTTGTAAAATTACGATTCGCAGACAATCTAGCATTATTATCTTCAGCTATTAAAGCAATCAACTTGGCAATCGCATCGCCAACATTATTATAATGATTTCCCTCGGTTATCTTATAAGCATAATACCCAACCGCGGCAATCTCTTTATAAGTATAAATCTTATACTCATAAATACGGTCATGAGCAATTAAACTGTTAAAGGCTTCCATTAGCGCAGTTGTCACTTCTGGAATTATTTTTTTACTAGCTTCTATGGTCTTCCCTCTAAACCAAATACTAATTATAGATGACAGCCATGTCTGAGAAATTTTTGCGTCTCCCATACCAATCATACCCTGTATCTCACTGCCAGGGTCCATGTTTAATCTGGAAATGACTTTATTCTCAGGCGAATAAACATTATAAGTATCAGACTCAGCTTTCCGCATCTTCGTTTTCTGATCTTCCTGATAAATAAATTGTTTTGCCTTCAAATCATCATAATTAGTAATACGCAGCTCCATAGGATAGTCAAACTCATTATCATGATATTCTTGAATCATAGCTAACAATCTATGATAACCATCTAGAATATCAAACATATCAATATGCTTAACTACTAACTCATGACTTTTATTGTCATAATAGAAATCTGCGTTGCTATCAGCTGGAATATTTAAAGTGATAGTATTAGAAATGTATTTACCTTCATGGAAAAGATTCTTGATTTCTGCCACGGCGTTTTTATTAATCGCAATCCTATACACATATTCGCTTTTTACATAATACTGTTTTAAAGCCCTTTGCGTATTGGTATTGTAATTAATAAGCTGGCTAGAATACAATTCTGTTAACTGCCGAACAGTTACTGGTCCGATCCAGGAATCATCGCTGACTTGCAGCATAGCAAACCGTAACGGCCATTCAATCGTCTTCTCTTCTATTTTAGAAGTACCCCACAACCGCTTCTCTGGATCAGTAAAATAGTTATCCACCCAATTAGATTTCTTTTGTACTTTATCTAATCCATCGCATAAAAAGAACAACATTTGATTATCAGCTGAATCAATACTCTTCTGGCCAAGTATATAGTCTGAAACAACTGATTCTGGTACATTATACTGTTCTGTCAAATAAGATACTATCTTATTTCGTTTCTGTACATCGATACTAAGTTGTAACAATGGTTTCCGTAAATGTTGTACTAATTCTTCTCGTGTTGTTCTCATGGGGCACCTCCTCTCTTTTATATTACATTTAAATAAATAATTTGTCAAGTAATTTCATTCATTTTCGCGCCGCAGTTCGGGCAGAAGTCCATACCCACAACATCGGTTTCGTACAATAACGCTTCCCAACCGCAAGCAGAACATCTTCCGCTGATACGGTTATAGTGGTCATCAACCTCTATCCACTTCCCCTTCTTCCGTTCTGGCCGTGCGGACGGCACGCCGTTAATTAATTCGGTTATGCACTCACGCTTATAATCATCGTCAGATTCATATCCATCTTCGTCATACCAGTTCATATTGGTCATGAGATATTCAATCGCATCCTGTCTGCTGATTAAATCATCCATCCTGTCTCCTCTCTGCATTATGATGGGCATTTAGCTTATCCATAATGCGATTGTATTCACCATCTGTCAGTACGTTGTCTATCCACATTTTCAGCATCGCATTTGCACATTCTGCATATCCTATTTCCTTTACTTCTGGCCGTGCGGACGGCAGATTATTGATCCATTCATCAAGCCGTTTTTTATTGCTATCTGTACCCATACGATACATAAGGTGCATATGCAACGCATCTATCGCTGCCTGTCTGCTGATTAAATCATTCATCCTGTTCACCTCTCCTTTCTGCCTTACTGCAAAAGTCTCTATCTGGAACAATCGTATCAATGTGTTTCTGCAAACAATCCATGCCCCTATAGAATCTTCGTTTGTCT